TGATGCATTTGTAATTGGTACATTATATCCCGCGCAAGCTTCATCTTATGGATGGGTTGGTCAAATAGCACAAGTTTATCTTGTTGATGGTCAAGAGCTTGACGCTGATGACTTTGGCAAATACAACAAAGACGGTGTATGGGTGCCACAGGATTACACAGGTTCTTATGGCACTAATGGTTTCCATTTAACTTTTGACAGCAGCCAAACCAACGGCATTGGTCATGACTCAAGCGGCAACGGCAACGACTTCACCGCAACTGGTTTTGACACCGCTGACATCAGCAGCAGCAACACCGACAACGACGTTGATTACAACGATACGCCGACGAGTAATTATGCAACATATAATCCTCTTGTAAATAACGATGAGCCTACTTTTAATCAAGCTAATTTAGACGGCACCTTTAACAACGGTATAGCTTGGGCTACGCAAGAGTTACCAGACAAGCATCTTTATTGTGAGTTTGTTAGAACAGCTGGCGATCGTTTTGCTGCTGGTGTTTGGGATGCTGAGGACGAATTTGAAAAAGGTTCTGCTAGCGATAATGATTACGCTTTTGGCATTGTTTATTCTGAATTTGGCGGCTCAAACAGAATTTACAATGAAAGCACAACAGCTTCTCAAACTGGATTAACTGCTTACAGCACTGGCGACGTTCTTGGTGTTGAGTGGCGAGGTGACTTAGCTACTCGTCAAGTTAATTTCTACATAAATGGAACGCAAGTTGGCACCTCAGAAAACGTAGCTGCTGGTGGTCGTTATTACTTTGGAGCACATCGTGCAGGAGGTTCTACTGGACCAAGCGTTCAAGTTAATTTTGGTCAAATGCCGTTTGTAGCCGCACCCACTGGCGTGAGTAACACAACTCATGGGATGCAAACCAACAACCTGCCTGAGCCAACGATTAAGAATGGCAAGGATCATTTTGAAGCTATTATCTGGGATGGCGATGGTAATGATGATAGAGATATAACAACAACTGAAAGTTTCCAACCTGATTTTGTCTGGATTAAACGCCGTAGCTCCACTTTAGATCATGGCTTGTTTGATAGCGTTAGAGGTGGAAGCAAAATTCTCTATTCAAACCTTACAATTGGTGAAGATACTAGCAGCGTTAATATAAAACAATTTAATTCTGATGGTTTTAGATTAGGAACTGGAGCACAAGTTAATGCGTCTGGTCAAACCTACGTTGCTTGGTGCTGGAAAGCAGGTGGCACTGCTGTTTCAAACACTGATGGCACGATTACAAGCAGCGTGAGTGCTAACACTGATGCTGGGTTTTCAATTGTCAGCTATACAGGCAACGCTACAAATGGCGCAACTGTTGGCCATGGGTTGGGTGTAACGCCTGAATTTATAATTCTCAAAGACCGAGACACTGCGGTTAATTGGATTGTTTACAACAAAGGAGTTGACTCAACTAATCCAGAACAATTCTTTCTGCATCTAAACAGCGATGTTGCAAGACAAGATCTTGGCGATGTTTTCAACGACGTGGCACCAGGGTCAAGCGTGTTCACACTTGGAAATTCAACGCAATCCAATGGCAACACTAAGAAATATATTGCCTACTGCTGGCACTCTGTGGAAGGGTTTTCAAAATTTGGCAGTTATGAAACTAACGTAAATAGCAACGGCCCATTTGTGTACTTAGGGTTTAAGCCGGCTCTAATAATTTTGAAGAATATAGACGAGACCACTTCTGTTAGTTGGAAGCTTGCAGATAGCACTCGGGCACCAGCAAATCTCTCTACCGGTATAAGATTATATGCTGCAAGCGATGCCGCAGAATCTACTCATTCAAACGAAGCAGTAGATTTTCTTTCCAATGGCTTCAAAATTAGAGGCACTTCAAACTCACAAAATGCGCCAAATGTAAACAAAACGGTAATATATATGGCTTGGGCGGAGAACCCATTCGGGGGCGAAAACGCTCCACCTGCAACCGCACGATAATTAATTATGCCTTATATGCTTGGTAGCCGCAAACTGCGGCAAGGCAGACCATTTACCACTGCCGATGGCGCTCAATACCCTGGAAACTGGTTGCAGGCTGCTACCCCTGAGGAGTTAACTGCAATGGGTGTCATGTGGGTACCTGACCCGCCACCTTTTGATTCACATTTTTATTTTAGTCACAGCAACCCACGGGATGTTGATGACCTTAAAACTAGCTTTATTGAACAACAGAAAACAGATGCTGGCAACATGCTAGCTAGCACTGATTGGTACGTTGTTCGCAAGTCTGAAGTAGGCACTGCTATTCCTGAAAGTGTTGCTACCTACCGTGCTGCTGTACGGACGGTATGTGATACCCGTGAGGCAGAAATTACTGTTGCAGCTTCTACTGAAGAACTTGAATACATTATCAAAAATAACCTTACACCTTGGCCTGAATTATGATCACCCTTATCCGTCCAATCCTGTTCAGCTTTCTGAACTCTGACAAAGTTAAACTTCTTATCGTTGACATGCTCACCAAACTGGTGGAGTCCACGGACAATGAAGTTGATGACAAAGCCGTGGAATTTATCCGCAACGGTTTGTTCCCAGCGCCTAAGCTCTAATGGATTTAGGGGAGCCACCTGCGCTTCCCTATATGGCCCTTCCAGAACCGCTTGCATTGCCGGTTCCAATACTGGAGGTACCAGATGCTCATGTACCTAGTTACAAGCCCATTGTGGTGCCTCCTAGCGCCCTTAGAGCGCCTCCTGGAGTCAAAGGGAAACCGTTAGAAGGCAAACAACCAAATACACCTACAACCAATACACCGAAAGCACCAGAAATGGATTATGTGACGGTGCCTGTTTTAGATAAGCAGGTGCCAGTTCCTAGCCAAGAGATTCTGGTCACTGCCGTAAGCACAGCAACTGTGTCTGTTGCGGCCACCCTTACAGCTACTGCAGTTTTTAAACGTCTTGTTTCTCTGTTTAAACCAATCATCAAAACTGCATGGACAAAGATAACAAAAAAGAAGGATTCATCAAATTCCTCGTCCTCGTCTGGTCCGCCGGACTCTTAACTGCATCGTATGCAGGATGGATGGAAAAGATGGATCCGACCTATGTTGCTTCTATTCTTAGTGGCACATTGGCAACGTTTTCTATCACCCGTGAAAAGAAAGAATGAACAACGACAAACTTAAGGTTAAACAACGTGGCAACATTAATCTAAAAAATAGACCAAAGGTTCAAAACAATGATGGCTCTTACAGCACTGTTAGAACTATTGGTATTGAAGACAATGGTAAGCACGTTAATATACCGACCGTCGTTAATGGTCGTGTTGTTTCCAATCAGGAAGCAGTTAATCATTATCGACGGACTGGCCAGCATTTAGGTAAATATTCCACACGTGAAGAGGCTGATGCTGCAGCAAAGTCGTTGTCTAAAAGCCAATCAAAACGATATGGAAAATGAAACACCTATTAACCCTTTTAGTTTTTACGCCAGCAGTAGCTCTTGGTCAGACTGTTACGCCTAATTTCACACAAGGCAGTATGCAGGCCACTACAACTACTACTACAACCATTGATCGAGTTATTGAAACTGAGATCCTTGGTGGAGCTTATTCCTCATGGTCTGGCACAAACGTAACACCCAGTGCAGATATAAAGGGTGCACAAACTACCTTCTCGGTGCATACCGCAGGCGATCCGTTTCAACTAGAGATCACCACGCGAGCAGCCGGGAAAATCGAAGACATAACAATTACCGAAGACATCGACATTACTTCTACTACTTCGTCGCTGTCTATCTTCTCGCAGTAGGTCCTGTATATGCTGAAGAGCCTCGCGTACAGAATACCTCTAATCCTGTTGCCGCTGCTACTGGTAACGTCACAAATCAAGCGGTGCAATTCCAAAACAATGGAGCACCGTCTCGTCAATACTTCGCAGGGAGCAATTCCTGTAATGGTCCGACAATGACACTTAGCCCATTCATGATGGGCAATGAAACACGACCTGTAGATCCCGATAGTTACGTTCGTAACTCGAACTGGGGTGCACAGGTTAATTTTATGGTGCCGCTTGATAGTGGAATGATCGAGCAGTGTAAGGCAATAGCTAAACGACACGAACAAAAGATGAGGCTCAACTATGAGCTGATTCGTGCAGGAAAATGCGCAGAGCTAATGAGAATGGGTTTTACCTTCAGACCTGGCTCACGCGTTGAACACCTGTGCAACGACATAATCCCGATTGTATCTATATCAAATGCTGGAAGCTCTAGTGAGCGTAGCGATAGCCGGGATAGCCGGCGGAGCAGCTCTCAATAACCGCCTACACCAAAGAATAAATAACGTACATGACCGCATCAGTGGTCTTGACCGGCGTATAGATGCAATTGAACTTGGCGTTGCCCAGGACTATGTATCTAAAGCCGACTTGTCGATCATCACAAAGCGACTAGAAGACCACATGGTGCGTATTGAAAACAAATTAGACCAAATAGTTTTACGACATGGCACATAAGAAAGCGACAGAGGATCAATTCAACGAACTCCACAAACTGGTTACCACAGAGTTTTTAAAGCGCATCAAATCTGGTGAAGCAACTACCCAAGACTTAAAAGCAGCTTGTGACTGGCTTAAGAGCAACGACATCAGTGGCATTGCTTTTGATGGTAACCCGCTGGACAAATTGGCAGCCGTTATTCCTGATATTGACCCTGAATTAGTACAGAGCAGACTTTATGGCAAGAAAAGTTAGTAATCCTGGTCCAACAGCCAAGTTTTATCGTGATCCAAAAAATAAGGCATCACGTGAAAAACATATCCGTGACAACTCAAATGGCGGTAAATACGACAAACCCGCTAGCTACCAACGTGAGCACGCAAATGCTCGTGAAAAGCTGAAAATTGGACCTAACCAGGATGCTGTTCGTAAAAACGGAAAACTTGTGGCGGGAAACCGCTACCAAAATCGCGCTGATGGCGGCCGTAAAGGAGCACGCAATCGCGCATGACACCACTTCTGCCTACTCCAAA